GGTAAGGCAACTGACGTAAACGTAAGGTAACTTACTAAAAAGTCACTTTTTTAACGTAAACGTTATTTTTCTAACGGGAACGGAAGGGGGGCACATAGCGCAAATAAGGCTTACGCACATTGTACGGCTATTTTTTATAGTTTATGAGTTTAATGTAGTGTTGTTTTTAGCTACAGGGGTACATATTACCTGCATATTCTTCAAAATCTAATATTTCTAGAGTGTCTGCATTTTGCAATCTAGCTACTATTTCTGTCATTTTGTATAAAGTTGGCGCTTCTGCATCTATTATCTCTGTCATTGTAATCTTCTTAGCAAGTTCTATAGATTTATTAATATTGTGCATTCCGCTTTTTTCTTTAAATTCACTATGTAGTAAAGCATGCTCTGTAGTTGTTGAATCTTTCACTTCTTTCCCTCTTTTTTCTTATCATACGTATGATATATCATATAAACAGTGTTGCATTTATCATTAGAACAGGATAGATTGGTTACTATTCCCTCGTGTCCCTCAAATTTTTCTTCTAAATCAAAATCATGGTCACCACCCCATATTAATTTATTATCACAATGCCAACAGTTCATTTTTTCAACCCTTTTGTTAATTGAATTTACTTATAAAAAGTTGATTAAGGCAAGTGTTTTTAAAATATATTGTAAAATTTTTAAAAAGGGATTATAGGTACTAGTGGTAAATATGTTTATTTGGCGATATTTTGCCTATATACGGAGTTTTTATGTAAAAGTGGTATATATACTAGGGTTTGTCTAATTTAAGGGAATTTTCCCTTGTTTTTGTGTCTACTATATAATATAAATAATTTAATATTTCGTGTTCTGCTTCATTGCCACGAACTCCTGCGGTAGCAGTGACCTTTTCTACTTCATAAGCTTCAGTTGTTACTTCTTCTACTTCTTTCCACTTGGCTTGTTGAAATAACTTGTTTAGGTCTAGGTCTTCCGTTTGTAACATTGGGAGTATTACCAAAAATCTTTTCATAGTTGTCTTGGTATCTCTTAATATCTGAAGTCCTATCCTTGTCTCCCTTTCCATTCATGCTTTTCTTTCTTTTAATATTACGTTAGTAATATATTTTCTTTCTTTTATTTAGTAAACTAAGTAAAATATATAAACTCTTGGGCTAAAACCCTATACAATTTAATAACAAATAACATACTTATGCAAGGGATTATTTAAAAAACTTTATATTAAAGATAATACTTGCCTTATTTAATGTTTATGTTATAAATTAACAACAAGTGTATGACTAAATTATTAAACATTGCTAGGCAATACTGTGGGAATTGGGACGCAGGTAAATGTGTTGGATGTGTTTTCTATAGAAAAGACGGACAACTTACTTATTATGTCAATTCTAAGCTCAGTGGAAAAAATTGTAGTGTTGAAGAAGGTTGTGAATACTTTGAAAATATAGTTGTACCGGGAATAGACGATAAAAGAATAATAAAAAGTATAGGAGCATAAATGATAATTGGCGGACATCAATATAAAATTAACCTCGTAAATGAAATGAAAGTTGAAGGCGGAAGCATTATGGGGTTGCACGATGCAAGAAAATGCAATATTAATATAGATAAGAACCTAACTTCATCTAGAAAGAAAGAAACATTAATACATGAAACACTGCACGCAATATTAACAAATGCTGGCTTTCAAGAGCAAGATGAGCATTATATCGACACAATAGCAAATGGATTGCTTCAATTAGGTGTTGGTGATTTATTATGGAAAAAAGCTGAGGTTAAATAATGAAAACAGCTATTGTTATAATAACTATGATTTCTGGAAAGCTTTGGTTTTTTCTAGAAGCATTATTTGTAATTTGCCTAGTAAAAGTGCTTAAGGGAGTAATTAAATGAAACGTGCTATAGTTACTCCCGATAAGCATTTTCCTTTTGAAGATAAAAAAGCAATAAAGGTTCTTTGTAAAGCTATTGAGCTTGTAAAGCCAGATATATATATAGACTTAGGCGACACTGGTGAATGGGAATCTGTTTCTCATTGGCAATGGAAAAAGAAAAAAAGACCACCACTGGAATATCAATTGCCTTTTGTATATAAAGAAATAGAAGCTGTCAATAAAGGTATGGATACTATTGATGCATCCTTAGATAAAGCAGGAACTAAAGAACGTCATTTCGTGGAGGGGAATCATGAAGATTGGCTTAATAGATTTGTTGAGGAAAATCCATACTTGGCTGAAGATATCCTCGTTAAAAATGCGCTTAAGTTGCGAGAGCGTGGTTATAAGTACCATAAAATCGGAAAGATGCTTAAAATTGGTAAAATTAATTTCTATCATGGGCATCATTTTGCTGGAATTAATCACACTAGGAATCATCTTCTTAGGCTCGGTGGTAATGTTATGTATGGTCACCATCATGATATTCAGCAAAGCTCTGTTACACACATTGACGGTGTCAAGTCAGCGTGGTCAATAGGATGCTTAAAAGATATGAGAGCCGAAGCTAATGTGTGGTTAGGTAATAGACAGCATAATTGGCAACATGCTTTTGCTATAGTGGATTTTCATAAGAATGGAAACTTTAATGTAACTGTTCACCAGATAGTAAATGGCGTTAGCACTGTAGATGGTAAGGTTTTAACATACAAATGAACTCAAGAACAATAAAAGGCGTAGACCATTTATTATTTGATAATGAAGATGAATTTAACAAATATATGCCAAATACTCCAATTATAACAGATTGGAGAAAAGGAAACGAAAAAGATTGGGTATTAAGTGACGATGGTCAAATATGTCAAGTTCTTAAAAGAGGAGGTTTAAAAAATGGTGGGAGCGGAGATATTTATAATTATTATATCAGAACGATTATTGGTTCGTTTGTCTGCAGGGCAAGTGTTAGGATGGAGGGCGATATGCGAAAGAATATATACACTTTTGGGGCAACAGATAAAACGCCTTATCAGATTGTAAAAAACAGAAAGAAACCAACAAGTAAAGAATTTTTATTTGCAAAGTACGTAGCTAAAGGAGAAGACACGGTAGATGCTTTTATGAAGGCTTTTCCTGCAAAAAGTAAAGAATATGCTAAAAGCGAATCTAAATTGCTTATGAGCACAAAAAGGATACAAAGTTTGATTAGAGAAGAAATAGAAAAAGTAATGAATGAGGCTGAAATAACCCCATTGTATATACTTGAAAAAATGAAAGATATCATTGAGTCGGATGTGTCTAGGGATAGTGATAAGGTATCATTGTTAAAAGAACTTGTCTCTATTGCTGGTATGAAAGACACTGAAAAGAAATCAGAATCTGTTACTGTATTTCAAGGTTTTTCTTCTGAACAGCTTGATGCTATAAGTGGTAATAATGTTAAAAAAATAGCAGGCGCTAAAAAGGAAATAGAAAGTTGAATTTATTTGATATATGCATGGAGGTGCTAGAGCATGCCCATGATTTAGAGATGAACATATCTGATGAAAAATGTCGTGAAATTGTAGCAACTGAGATATATGATTTGTTTTATGAATACCAAGCATATCCTCAACCTTACGATATGAGTCATGTAGGAGACATAAAAGAATATTGGGAATATAGAAGAGATTTTGATGAAGACGAGTAAGTTGGCGGTATATGGAACATTGAGAAACGGAGAAAGAGACTTGTGGAATGTTAATGGATTTTCTTTGGTATTTCCGGGTCATAGGCATTATCCAGCCGCAATGCACGATAGAAAAGCTAAAAATATGAAAGTTGAAGTAATAGATGTTGACGACGCTGATATTGCCAATTATGATATATATGAAAGTATTAGTACTGGTTTATATGAGCGAAGAAAAGTCAAAGTGCATAATAAATACGAGACTATTGATGCTTGGATGTATACTATTGGAGCCGCATTGCTTCAAGGTACAAAAGTATTTGAAATGGTTCCAAAGCAAGATTGGTTATCAGAAGAATGCCAAAGCCTAAAAAAATAAATATAAACAAACATAATGTCTCTGATAAAGAGCGTGTGCTTGAAATGGCTAAAAAAGATATAATATCTTTTGGTCAGTTATTTTTACCGGAAGACTTTATGAAGTCCTCACCTGCTCCATATCATTATGAGTTAAATAATTTACTATTAGACCCAACAAAAAATAGGATATGTATTATATTGCCTAGAGGTCATAGTAAGTCTACATTAGCTAAAACTGCATTATTACACCATTTATATTTTAACCCAGAAGGTAAAAAAGAATTTATTGCTTGGGTTGCCGAGGAGCAATCTCAAGCCATAGACCATATTAAATATATACAAAACCATATAGAAGTAAACCCTGCTTTAAATTATTACTTTGGGGATTTAAGGGGGACTAAGTGGACTGAAAAAGAATTTACCACCAGCAAAGGAGATAGGGTTATTGCTAAGGGGACATCTCAAAGATTGCGTGGTCGTTCTCAATTAGGTCTTAGATATACTAAAATTATACTTGATGATTTTGAATCAGAACTAAATACAAAAACACCTGATAGAAGACGTGAAATTAAAGAATGGGTTATGTCTACAGTTGAACCGGCTCTGGAAAATTCCAAAGGGAATGAAGGCTCTGTGTGGTTAATAGGCACAATAGTTCATTATGATTCATTTTTACAAAGCATATACGATGGTTACTTAGAAGCTCAAAGGGAATCTAGAAGATACGCTTGGGATGTTATGTATAAAAAAGCTATCAATGCAGATGGCGAAGTATTATGGTCTAGTTATTTTTCAAAGGAAAAATTGGCAGATATACGTAAAAGATTTGAGGATGTTGGGTTAGCGCATAAATTTGCACAAGAATATTTAAATGAAGCTAGAGACCTAGAGAATGCTAAGTTTAAAACTGAGAGACTGGAATATTATAACCATGAATTTGAAAGCAGGGAAGGATATACTTATTTAGTAAACTCCAAAGACGCTATTCCAGTTAATGTATATATGGGTGTTGATTTAGCTTACGAAGCTAATGCGTCTAGCGACTTTCAAGTTATAATGGTTATAGGAATAGATAGCAATAGAAATATATACGTTATAGACTATATGAGAGAGCATATGCCATTATATGATATGCCAGAGCAAATAATGGAGTATTGCAGAGAATATTCTCCTGTAAAGCGTGTTAATGTAGAAATGGTTGGAGCTCAAGGGATAATAAAAGACGCTGTAAATAAAATGTCCGGAACTGAAAGAAAGGTTGCTCCGGGTATAGCCTTAGGCGTAAGACCTCCATCTGGAATTAAAAAAGAAGATAGGCTGGAATCTTTATTGGCTCCCTTAGTAAACAGAGGTAAAATGTTTATAAAAAGAACGCATACTCATTTAATAGATGAAATGTTTCAATTCCCAAAAGGTAGAAACGATGATGTCTTAGATGGATTATGGTATGCGGTAAATAAAGCTAGACCTCCACTTAGTAAAGTATTTGAAGCTTCTATGTTTGAGGAAAACACTATGCCCAAAACAGTAAAGCAACAAACAAAAAGAGTTATATCTTGGGTTACAGGACAAAAAATTTAAAATAATCCTTGTATTATATATAATTAATTTGTTAAATTATATAAATTAAATTTATAGGTGCACCTATTTCTAGTATAAGAGAGTTAGAGCAAAACGAAGTCAAGCATTCTGAGGTTAATCAACAGTTATGGAGGATGTGGAAAGATGCCCGTGCTGATTGGGATATTGAGGCAAGAGATTCTGTAGACTTCTTTTTAGGAAACCACTACACACAAGAAGAGTCAGACGCTTTACGAGCAGTAGGTCAGGGAGACTTTGTTATAGACCGTGTATATGCGGCTATAGAAAAACTTAAATCTTTATTAACTTCTAAAACTCCTAAGTATAGCGCTGTAGGTAGGGAAGATTCTGATAGTAGAATTTCTAATGTATGGAGAACTATATTAGAGTATATATGGGACATTTCTGATGGAGATGTCCAATTTAAACAAGCAGTACATGATTACGCTACTGCCGGCATGGGTTATTTTTATGCATACATAGACCCGGAAGCTGATTATGGCAGAGGTGAAGTTAAATTTACTTATGTAGACCCATTTCGAATTTATATAGACCCAGCTTCAAGACATAGATACGCTGATGATGCATCTGGTATTATTATGTCTACCATATTAACTGAAGACCAGCTTTTAAATATGTATCCTCAAGTTGAGCAATACATTGAAGAGCTTGATAGTTATTATGATGAAGATGATTATCCGGAATCTTTAAAAAGAAATAGTTCTAATTCATTTACGCCTGATACTACCTATGATTCTCAATATAATAGAATAAATAAATATAGAATATTAGAAAGATTTACAAAAGTAAAAGTTCCATTTTATAGAGTATTTAATAAGCAAGACGGTTCTGAAGCTATTTTAAATTCAGAAAAATATGAAGAATTATTACAGAATGAGCAAGCTCAATTACTGGTTAAGGCTGGTATGATAGAAGTGGTTGAAGTTGTTCAAACTAGAATTAAAATTACTTGCACTGTTGGGGACTTGCTTTTATACGAACAAATTTTAAATACAGATATATACCCAATAGTCCCAGTTCCTAATATATGGACAGGGACTCCTTATCCAAAATCGGATATATCAAAAGTCCAAGACTCTCAAAGACTTTTAAATAAACTTTTCTCTCTCACTCTCTCACACGCTCAAGCTTCTGCTGGATTAAAATTATTAGTCCCAGAAGGGAGCGTCGATGATTTGGGGCAGTTGGAACAGGATTGGGCTAGACCTAATGCTGTCATACCATATAACCCTGAATTTGGTGCGCCACATTTCCCTGCCCCACAATCATTATCGGGAGAGTTTTATAATTTAATAAGTCGTATAGAACACTATATAGACTTAAGTTTCGGCATACCTGAACTTATGCAAGGGTTTAAAGAAGCGGCTCCAGAAACAGTTAGGGGCACAGCTTTACTTGCTGAAATGGGTGAAACTCGTGGTAAATCAAAGCTACGAGATGTCGAAGGAAGTTTGACTAGGTTAGGTCGTAATATATACAACTTAGCAAAAGGTCACTATACTTACGCAAAAACTTTTAGAATTGTACAGCCAAATAATGATATTACAGAATTTACTGTAAATAATATGTACGATGATAAAGGTCAAGAGATTAATGCCATACTAAATGATATCACCATTGGGCATTATGACGTGAGAATCATATCCGGTTCTACTTTGCCGTCAAACAGGATAGCTGAATATAATATGTATCTTGAGGCGTTTAAAATGAATCTGGTAGATGATGTCGAGGTTTTGAAGAAAACAGAAATCTTTGACAAAGAAGGTGTCTTACAGCGAAAGGGTCAAATGGCTCAAATGCAATCATATATCAAACAATTAGAAGAGCAAGTTAAGAAACTTAGTGGAGACTTACAAACTGCTGAACGAGAAACAATAAGTTCTCGCAAGCGAACAGAAACTGAGAAATTCAAAAGCAGGCTTAATGAGATTCAAAATGATACTAAGTTTAAAACTAAAGTACAAGTTGATAATCTTAAAAGAATTGTTGATTCTGAAACGCAGGCTGTAAGCTAATGAAAACAGAAGTAGTGGACATATTACACGGTTCTGCTTTTATGGACATCTGTAAAGGTGATGCTAATAATAAAAGAAATCGAGGAATATAATGGAAGAAAACACTATGAACGGAGACGTTAACACAATAGAAGGTGTAGAAGGGCAAGTTTTAGAACAAGTTGTTGAGCCTGAACAAATAGGTAATGCTGAGGTTAGTGTAACTGAAGGACAACCTATTGATGACGCTAAGAAGTTCCAGTCTATGTATGACAAAAGAACAGCCGAATACGAAAAGCTTAATAATGAAGTTGAAGAACTGCGCAAGTATAGACAACTAGGAGAGGTTTTGGAAAAAAGACCTGACGTTGTTGAAGCTATGAGAAACACTTTGAGTGGTAACAAGGTTGATAATCAGCCACAACCACAGGCTCAAGAATTAAATGAAGATTCTTTTGACCCTTGGGAGGCTTATTATAAGCCCGGTTCACCTTCATATGAGATGAGGGTAAACCAAGAAAAGGCTCTTGTAAACGACGCTGTTCAACAACAGTTTAGTAGTTTGCAACAGCAAATGGCAGTCAATAATCTCAAGCAAGACTTAACTAATAAATATGGTTTTGAAGACCCAGCTATGGCTGATGATTTTATACAATTTGCTACAACTCCAAGGGAAGAGCTCCCTATGGAATTGTTAGTAGATGTATATAGAAGGCATAAAGGTGGGGAGCAAAAAGTTTCTCAAAACTTAGAAGCTGTTCAAAGAACAAAAAACATAGCCCCTACGGCTGGTATTGTTCAAGGAGCGGCTCCTGAAAAACCTAATGAATTAGAAGATGTCTGGACTGGGGTTATGGGTGCTTCAAGAAACACACAAATATAACTCTAAGGAGTCCTAAATGGCAACTTACAATCAAGGTATTGTGAATGTTGGCGACCCGGGTTCAGCCGCTTCAGGCTATCATACTCGGAGACTGTTCAACTTCTCAGACCGTGTGGCTGACCTAGCTCCCGATGAATCTCCATTCTTCGTGTACCTTTCAAAGGTAGCTAAAGTCCCTACGGATGACCCACAATTCCGATTCTTAGAAGACAGAACAAAGGTTTCAATGACAGACAGAGCATTTTTGCTTGCTGGCTCTCATTCGATTCCTGCGGCTGGTTCTTCATTAACATATACAGTTGATACTTCTGGCGGTGCGTCAGTTGATTGGCTTGTAAAAGGTATGGTGTTTGCGGTTGGTTATACAGAAAATAACTCACCTGAAACAATCATAGTAAGAGTTGAGTCTGCTCCAGTTGATGCTGGTTCGACAACAACTTTTCAAGGAAAAACAATTTCAGCAGTTGACGGAGCTGAAACTGGTGCGAATAACGCAAAATGTCAGGTAATCGGTACTTCATTTGCTGAAGGAACTGGTTCTCCAGACGTTTTTGCTGAAGAGCTTGATAATGATTATGGGTATACCCAAATCTTTAAAACAGGTTGTGAAATGTCTAACACAGCTCGTGCTACGAAATATCGTGGATACGCAGATGAGTTCCAAAGAATTTGGAATCTTAAACTTCGTGAGCATAAAGTAGACATTGAACGTGCTATGCTTTTCGGACAACGTGCAAGTACTGGCGGTATCCAGTACACAGAAGGTATTGCTGGACACGTTATTAAAAATGGAACAGCAGTTGTAGATGACAGTGCGTTATCTTACAGTTCTGGTGCTCCATACTTTCGTAGTTCAACTGCGGCAGAATTAACATACGACAGAATCTTATCTGATTTTGAAGTTGTGTATGACCCTGCTCGTGGAGGCACTGATAGTAAATTAGCTCTTGCTAGTTTGCCAGTATTAACATTCTTTAACAAACTTGGTGACGGCTTATTTCTTGACGCATCTATGGGGCATTCAAACAATGTTTACAAATATGATGTAAGTCAGAAAGATGGCAGGTTTGGTCATAAAGTTTTAACCATTGACACTATTCACGGTGCAATGAACATGGTAAAAGAGCCTCTATTTAGAGGATTTTCTTCCGGTTTCTTGATGATGGTTGACTTAGACCATGTGGCATATCGTCCACTAGTTGGTAACGGTGTTAATCGTGATACTCAAGTGCAAACTAATGTACAGTCTGCTGATGAAGACCTTCGTAAGGATATGATTCTTACAGAGGCTGGTTTAGAAGTTTCTCTTCCAGAGACTCACTATCTACTTAACTTAGAAGGAGTTTAATAATGAGAGCTGATTATCTAAATGAAAACAGTGGAGCTACTAACGGTCATAAGAAAAAAGTAGAAAAAATAACAGCCGCAAGAACATTGACTAATGATGATAGCGGTAAGGTATTTATGCTTGATTCTGCTGGTGGAGCTTATTCAATAACTCTCCCAACCGCAAGTTCTGCAGAGGAAGGAATCTACTACAAATTTATTGTAGAAGAAGAAACTCCAACTGCTGATATTACTATTGCGGCAGGAAGTGCTATCGTAAGCTTGGTTGCTTTTGATGGTGGAGGAGATGTTGGTAACTCAACTGCAGGTACTCAAGTATCTAACATTCTTGTGGAAGCGGCGTCTCAAAAAGGCGATTACCTAGATATTATGTTTACCAATGGTGAATATGTAGCTTCAGGTATGTCTGCTATTAATGACGGTTTCACAACATCATAACTGAATCAATAAAGTTAAGCAGTAATTAGAACTGTGGGGGTTATCAATAAAAGATAGCCCCCGAATCTAAAAAAGGAATTATATGAATTGCGTACATTGTAAAAACCCAAACCCAGAAGAATGGTTCTACTGCAGAGCTTGTGGGAAAAAAGCATCTGAAGCTGTGTACACCACAAACTTGTTTATGATGAGTGAAGCTGGGAGGAGAACTGATATGGAGTTTTCTTCAATAAGTATGGATAAGCATATAGCCAAAGTAAATAAAGAGAAAAAAGAGAGACATAATAAAATTTGGAAAGACAGAATAAAACAAGCGGGGATTAGTTAATGGCTACATTTGAAGCACAAGTAGAGGGGTTGACTAGTTTATCTATAGATGGGAGTAGTGCACCAACACAAACTGAATTAACTCAGTTTCTTACTGATGGGGCAAAAGAAATTTTAAATGTTTTCCCATTAGCAAAAAAAGCTTTATATACAACAGCTACTTCATTAAATGCAAGTAGTGCTAACTTAACCATAGGTGGTTCTGAAATATTTAGTGTAACAAGGGATGATGGAACAATTAATCAACCTTGCAGATTAATACCTGCAAACATGAGTGGTAGAGCCAGTGATTCAGATGATATGAATGCGGCTTCAGCAACAGACCCAGTGTATTACATAACTAACAATGTATTAAGTGTTATACCTGAACCAACTAATTCAAACAATGCTCAAGTTCAAACATTAGCGTACCCATCTGTGGCTTATGGAGATAGCTCTATTACTAAATTTCCAGATGAAGCTGAATACTTAATATCCTTATATGCGTCTGTTAGGTCTTTACAAAATAAACTAAGTAGTAAATCTTTAGAGACACCTTCATTAAATATAACAGCCGTACCGCCTACTGTACCTACGTTAAGCACAGTTTCATATAGCACTGCTTCTAATGCAGATGCTTCGGCAACAGCAGTTGGGGCAATAACAGTTGCAACAGTCTCTAAGGCAGATATAAGTGGAGATGCTCCAACATATTCAAAACCTTCGTTAACAACTAGAGTTTCATTTAACACATTTTTTGAAGATACTAGTAATAAAAACCCGTTTGCAGATAGTGACCCATCAGAGTTTTCTATAAGTGTAAATATTCCAGTTGCTCCTGCAATAAGTACCGTATCTTACACAGATGCATCTAACGCTGACGCTAGTGCTTCTGCTATAGACACTACTATTATGTCAGCTTCTCCAATATCTTATGGTAGTAGTGGAGACGCTGATGCTATTTTAGATGTTTCTTCTAATGCGCCAACATTTACAAAACCTTCTATTGCATTAGACTTTGCTAAAGTTAACAGTCATATAGATGACAATGAAGATATAGAATTAGCTCAAGTAAAACTATCGCAATTACAAGCACAAATAGCTGAATATAGTGCTAATATATCTAATGAGCAAAATGAATTTAATAAAGAAAATGTTAGATATCAAATGGAATTTCAAGAGGCTACAGAAAAAGCAAATAGAGATTTACAAGTTGCTATTCGCAATCTTGATTCTGTAACTCAAGAACTTAAACAAGAATCGCAACAAACAACTGATATAGATAAATTTAATAAAGCTCAAGACCAAGCACTTGAGCTGGCAAATAAAGCCAAAGGAATGGAGAAGTTAATTGCCGACAATAATAATCAACTTCAAAAATATTCAAATGAATTGCAAAGTTATCAGGCGGAAGTAAATAAAGAAATACAAGAATATACAAAAAAATTAGACAGGTATAAAACGGAAATTAATTTAGCTTTTCAAGCTTGGTCTAAAACAGAATCAGATAGTTTACAACAATATCAATTAGATATACAAAATGAATTAAATGAATACAATAAGGAAAACGTTAGATACCAAGCAAATATTCAAGCTGAGCTAGCAAAGCATAATAGCGATTTGCAAAAAGCTATTAATCAGGCTAGGTTAGACGCAGATGACGCTAAGCAAGAAGCGGCTCAAACTACAGATGTTGATAAATTTAACAAAGCTCAAGACCAAGCGTTAGACTTACAAAACAAAGCAAAAACTATGGAAGCAATAATCACAAATAACGATGATTTAGTTTCTAAATTTTCTACTGAATTAAATAGATACACATCTATTGTTAATGAAGAAGTTCAGCAATACCAAGCAAATTTACAAAATAAACAAATGGAATATACTTGGTATGAAAAGCAACAAATAAAATTACAAGCCGATTACGATAAAGGCTTACAACTATTAATAGGACAAGGGGGATAAAATGGCGGCTGATAAAGCAACGGTAAATGTTTCAGCATCGCTTTTACCAGATGAAATTAAAACATCAGTTGGAGGAACAACTGTTTATGATTTAAACGATTTAGGAGATAATAATAAATGGACTTATTCATTAACTATAGTTGGTGCTAGCTCTGAAGATGCTTTGTTGGCTTCTGTTCCTTTCCTAGGTCAAGGCACAGCAGAAGAAGGAACAACTGCCACTGTTAACGGAACTGATGATATTGTATTTTTATTTATAAAACATACTGGGACTACAGATGGTAGTACGGCTTCAACTGCAAATCTTCATCTTAATTTAGGTGGGGGTACAGCAACTGGCTCTGCTGTTGGAGATATAGTTTTAAAACCAAATGAATGTTTTTATGCTAGGCTTGGAAATACAGAAATAGATGATATAAATGCAGATTCTTCCTCTGGTAGTATACAAGCTATGGTTTTCGCAGTATGTGATGATGGTGGAGTCTAATGGCTGTTCACTCAATAACTGTCAAAAAATTAATTAGTAGGGTGCGTCAGGTATTCCCAGATGCACCTGAAAAGTATATTATTAATTTAATTAATGATGCTCTTGTTGAAATAGGTACTCATAAAGTTAAAGTTGTTCATGCTAAGTTAACAACTGTGGCTGATAGGATGTATTACAATTTAGCTGATGGAGCATCAGATTCTAGTGGTAATAGGTTAGAAGCTAACCAAGTAATAAGAGTTTACTTAATGGATAGCGATGGAGACTATATACAAATACCTAGACTAGTTGATAAGAATTTATTATTGGCTGATATAACAAGTGAATCTAACTTAAACGTACCGGATTAATTATGGCAAGTAGTATTAAATACCCAGAAAATCAAGCAATGTATTTTATAGAAGGTGATAAGCTTGGCTTAATAACCAAAGTAGATTCCTCTGGCTCAAATAGAACCTCATCTAGAAAAAAATGGAAAGCTATATCGGAAGCCGTTACAGATGGTATATTAATTCATTATTATGCTGAACCTAATAGCGTATCTGCTATAACAGATAGTTTAGATATAGATAATGCATTAGAATTATCTGTTGTTGATTATGTTAAAAAATGTTTATATATGGATAAAGCTGGAGCATCTGGAGACCCTAATACTGCACAATTATCTATGTCTATGGGCATGAATCATGAAAGAAAATTTAAAGAGGCTATACAAAGATATGGCGTAAGAAAGAAAGACAAGACTGGCGGTAGCCGTGTTGTTAAAGTACCAAATTTAGTTTAAACAATCTCAGATAAGGAGACATTCTCGCCTCGCAAGCTGAGATACATAACAGGAGAATACTATGGCAAATATACAAAAATTTAGAGCACACGAATCGTTGGCAATAGAGTCAGCTGGAGACTGGCAAGTACAGTCTGCTGTCACTGCTGATTCAGATGGAGTAGCTGTTAATTGTACTGGATACCACCAAGTCCACGTAATGTCTGATAATGATTTTTATTTTACATTTAATACAACAGGAACAGACTCAGATGTTAACACATCTAATGATTTATATTTAAAGGGTGGAGACACAATATATACATTAAAAGTTCCTAATGGTTTAGGTAATGGCGTTTACTTGATAATGGAAAGAAAGGGTAGTTCTGACGCAACAGTTAGAGTTATCTTAGCTTAGGAGGATATATGGCTTTTATTACAACAACGGCAAACTCTATATCTTCAGGTGGGACTATATCTGGTGACATCACTATTGAAGGAGATTTAACAGTAAATGGCGATGGTGCTGGTGCATATGATGAAATAGTAGATGGAAATCTTAGAATATCTTCAACTAATAAATTAGAATTTGGAGATACAGGTACTTATATACACCAATCAGCAGATGGTGTTTTAGATTTAGTTTCAGATACAGAAATAGAAATCAATGCAACTACTATTGATATGAATGGTGCGGTAGATATTTCTGGACATTTAGTATTACCAGATGCAAGTGGTTCTGGTGGCGTTTTAAAACTTGGTGGAAGCTCAGATATACAAATATATCATGATGGTAGTAATTCTTATTTTGACCATTTAACAGGTGATTTAAAAATTAGAAGTTTAGCCCATGGTGGGGATATCATTTTTCATACTGAAAAATCTGATGGTACTCAATATACCTCTGCCTTAACTATTGACAGTGATGGTAATTCTACAATGTCTGGCACACTTACAGTCAATGGTGATTTAGCAGATATATCTGGAGCGCATCCAACATTAAAATTAACTGATAGTGATGATTCTAATTATGCAACAATAGGATATTCAGATGGTGCTTTATCTATCCAAACAAATGGTGGTGACGAATCTGGAGCGGCAGATACAATAATCTTTTACAATCACGGCTCTACAGAAAGAATGAGAATTAAAAGTAATGGTAATGTTCAAATAGGCGCACATACTTCTGGAACTCCACTTGCATCAAATCTATTTCTTGTAGGCACAGGAGCAACAACAGAAGGAATTGTAATTGGAAGAGCAGGAGACAGTCAAAATGCTTTAGACCAATATGCACAAGTTAATATGTATGGAGGTACTACGAACCTTATATCAAGGGGTGGTACATCCAGTGAAGGTACAATAGCATTAGTAACTACTTCCGATGGTAGTACTTATAATACAAGATTATTTGTTAATAGCACTGGTGATATTGATTATAATAGCACTGGAGGTTCAGCAACAACTCATTCTATAAAAACATATTCAGATACAACAGGGCATACAAGTGTATTAAATTTTGATAAAAGTCATAATGATACTGTTGGTACTTTAACTGCTACAACTGACGGAAGTTATTTAGGAATGATACAATTTAGAGGTATTGATTCTGGTGGAAATATAGATAATGGGGCATATATCGCTGGAGTTCAAGATGGTTCTGCAAGTAGTAGAGTTCCAAGTAAACTGATATTTGGTTGTTATGATGGTAGTAATGAACAAATACCTTTTATTATTGATGCTAACTCTCAAACGTCACTAAGTAATAATGATAGTGGTGGTACTGGTGGGTCAGATAGTACGACAGGGAATACTTTATTTGGAATGTACTCTGGTTTAAATATAGCATCTGGAGGTGTAGATAACTCATTCTATGGACACGCATCTGGTGCTGGAAACACGACAGGAGATTTTAATACTGCTATTGGAAATATCTCAGGTTTTCGCAACCAAACAGGAGTTAATAATACTTACGTTGGATATGGAAGTGGCATGGGTGCGTCTGGTAATAGTCATAGTGATAATACAGGATTAGGTTTTAAATCATTAAACGCAATCACTACTGGTGAAGATAATGTAGCAATCGGAAGTGAGGCAATGGCAGTTCATACGACAGGCGGTAAGAATGTAGCGATTGGATACCAAGTAATGCTTGATACAAATGAAGGAAGTACAAGTCTTGGTTCTTCAGAGAATGTATTTATAGGTTATCAAGTTGCCTCTGGAACATGGGCAGATGTAGCATCTAATCATAATGTTGGAATAGGTAATGATGTAATGAGAGGTGCATTAAATGGTGCTCTCTATAATGTAGCAGTTGGAAGTGAAGCCTTAATGAGCGTTACTACAGGAGATGCAAACATTGTAGCTGGGTATCAAGCTGGCAATGACATAACAACTGGTGAAGCAAATATTTGTATAGGAAATAGAGCTGGAGATGAATTTGACGCAGAAAATTATAATATTTTTATTGGAGAAGATGCAGGCGGAGGAGCAATAAATGGTGCAGATAAATGTATTGCGATAGGAAAATCTGCATTAGATGGAGCAATCACCCAAGATGGAACGATTGCGATTGGACATGATAGTTTATCAGGAGTCACCTCTGGTAATTATAATTTAGCGATAGGATTTGAAGCCTTAAAAGGAATCACTACAGGAACTTCTAATATTGCGATTGGTTATCAAGCCTTTGACTCAGCAAATGGAGCAGAAGATAATAATATTGCAATCGGAGTATCTGCTCTTGGAAATGCAGACCATGATGATTTAGAAAGGAATATTGCAATAGGTCATTACGCTGGTGATGGAATGGGTGCTTTTGCAAATCTTGATAATATTTTTATAGGACATGGTGCGGGTGGAGGAACTTGGGTAAATAATAATTGTGATGCTAACGTAGGTATTGGAAATTACTCAATGGATGCCGCTATGGATGATGCAAATAATAATACAGCTTTGGGGCATCAATCGTTAAGTGCATTAACTACAGGAGATAGTAATGTCGCTGTAGGTACTAATTCTCTTGACGCTAATGATACTGGAAATGGTTATACTGCTCTTGGTTATAATTCACTATCTGCTCAAGCTGGAACAACACATGGTACAACAGCAGTAGGTCATAATGCGTACTATCTAAATAATTATGGTGGTACTTGGGAACTTTCAGTAGCCGTAGGATATGAGGCTGGAGGTAATCAGACAGGTGGTTTTTATAATACTTTTTTAGGAGCAAGTACAACTGGAAATGATGCAACTGCTACAAACCAAATAGTAATTGGCTATCATGCGGCTGGAATTGATGATAATTATGCAGTAATAGGTAATGAAAATATTACAAGACTTTATGCGGCAGATGATGGGGGTGCTACTTTTTATGGTGCTGGTCAATCTTGGTCAGACAAAAGAATAAAAGAAAATGTGAAAGATATAGGTCTGGGTTTAGATTTTATAAAAAAACTTACTCCTATTCAATTTACTAAAAAACAACCAAAGAATTATGAATCCAGTTTAAAATCAAAACTACAACTAGCAAGAGAAGTTTCGAATAAAAAATCATTAAGAGTTCTTGATGATACTGAAGTATCAAGAAAACGAGCTGGATTTTTAGCTCAAGACGTTTTATCAATAATGAAGGAATTTGGATTTGATGAAAATAATGCTATAGTGCAAATTGATGAAAAAACCACTCAACATAGCATGGATTATTCAAGTATGGTTGTTCCATTAGTGAAAGCAGTACAAGAATTATCTGCAAAGGTAGAAGAATTAGAATCAAAACTTTAAATAACAAACAAGGAGTCAATAATGGCTAAAAAAGAAAAAGAAAAGCCAGTCTTAAATCTTGATGACAAAGAATATGTTATTGAGGACATGACTGATGAACAGAAAATGATGGTAAACCATATTAATGATATACAAAACAAGCAAAATAATAATGCTTTTATTTCTGACCAATTAAAAGTTGGCAAGGAAGCTTTTATTAAAATGCTTAGAGATTCATTAAATAAGGAAGAAGATAGCTAATGATTGTCAGGAAGTGTAGTCAAGGTCATCATATAAGACTCCATAGGAATACAACTAAAGGTGCAAAACGCACTAAAACTTACAAGGATGGAACTGTTGAAACCTTGACTTACCCTTCTGCATACACTTATTTTATAGATGTTGATGGGGAAATAGTAAAAAAAAGCAATAGTTTTAAAGTAATAGAAGAAGAGTATGTTAAAGAATGTGCTAAAAAACATAGCGATGGTCATGGTAGACTTATTATTGGTAAACATAAATTAGTAAATGGAGTTGCAACAAGCTTATGAAAAATCCTTTATCAACATTGGTATCATGGCAATACAATACAGGACAATTAGATGGCTGGACTGCTTATCATTTAGCGGCAGGAGCTTTCTTTTGTAAAATATTCCAATGGTTAGATTGGTCTAACTTCTGGTGCGTAATGGGAGTATTTATTATTGGAGTATTGTGGGAAATATTTGAGTGGGTTATTGAAGGTGACGAAGAAACCTACGGAACAAAAAAAGCGTGGGCATACAACACTATGGCTGATATAGTTGTAGAAACTGGTATTGCTTGGTGGATGGTAATATAGAGGAGAATTAAATGTCTACTGGATTATATAAATACACATCAAAAGAAGCTTCTAACTTATTAATAGGTCAGAATGGTTTTGATTTAATAGCGGAACATAATACAAATACATCTACACCAGATACAGGTTCTTGGATAGCTATTCAAGCTCTTGGTAAAGGTGGCGGTGATGCGGCTGTTGAATTTTTAAAATTAAAAGTTACAACAAATATTGGTGACGATATAACTAGTTTTTTTTACATGATACCCGGAGAAATATTATATGGAAATTTTAATGGCATTATTAATCATACAGATTCTACAGCAACGTGCATAGCTTACAGAGGGTAAGGAGAACAGATAGACTCAAAAGAAGATTTGGGCATTTGAAAAAACAAGAACAGTTAAGTATATTTAAAAGAGTTTTAAATTGGATAAAGTTAAAAATACTAAAAATAAAATGAATTACACAATTAAAAAATTAAAAAATGGAGACTTTGAAGTTGTTAGTGCGAGTTATAATATTCCTATTAAGTATGTCTATGTTAATAAACTGTAATCAAGGGTGGAGCGTAGCAGGCATAGAGCTAAGCCCATCAGACACCACAAATAATACTGTGTTTATAGAAGTTATTTCTCATGACTCAACAGTTCATTGGTACACTGGAAATATTTCCGATGGTAATAATTGGTGCTTTAAGCATGGTGAAATGGAAGACGTTAGGGTAAAGTGAGTGATAAACCAAAAACAGCTCGCAGTTATAGAGGGAGTATTATTGATGATAATGCTGTCATTTCCCTTAATATTAAATGGTTGGGGCAAATCCTCTTACTTGTGGCTGGTATTGTATATGGCTATTGGCGTATTGAGTCTCGATTGGCAGGTTTGGAAGATAAAGTTACTCTTGCAGATGAACAAATTGGGGATTTACTTAGTAAACATATCATGGCAGAAAGGGTTGAACGAGAAGAGCTGGCAGAGAAAATAGCATTTTATGAAAAAGAGTTTAACATTAACCCTCTTAGTTGGGGCAAAAAAAAAGGTAAAAAATAGTGGATACAGCGACTCTATTAGAAGCATATGGAACCCTTGGCGCTACTGGGGTTATTTCACTTTTATTTGGATTTATGATTACTAATTTAATTAAATCTCAATCAGCGCAAAATGATGCTTTAGATAAAATGTCAGTTGATTTAGCAAAAGCTGAGGGTACTAGCGCAAATGTTGAAGGAATTTTACTTAAATTATTGGATAGAATACAAAGAGATTCTGAACAGCAATCAAACGAAAGGAACAGAAGACATGAGTCTATTATGAAAGAAGTGGATGATTTGTCTGACAAGGTTAGTTATTTATCTGGAAGAATTAATGGAGGAGGAACGCATTAGTGGATAGTTTGAAAATAGCAGTAATTAGTTTTTCAAATTACTTTATTGGGTTAACAGAGATACATGAATCTTTGCAAATTATTGTAGCTTTGTTATCAATTGTTTTATTAATAATGAATATTAAAGGAAAAAAATAATGAATATAAAAACAATGCTTGTCAAACTTGCTGAAGAACAAGCAGAAAAAATGCAAGAAGAAGCAATAAAGCATTTGGCGTCAGATGAAATGTCAGATATGATTGCTACAAAAATTAATGAAAAAATTGACATCCCTTTTGTTTCAGAAGATAAAGAACAAATTTTTTTTGAGAAAATGGTTGATGTTGTCACTGATGTTTTAGAAGGCGTATTTAAAGGAAAATAAAATGAAATTACTTACTACTATATTAATGGTTACTGCTTTATCAAGTTCTGTTTATCCTTATAGCTATGATATGGATAAAGCTTCTTCAAGTGAAGTAAAAAAGAAAAAGAAGAAAAAAAAGAAACTTGCTGAAAAAGGCAAGAAGAAAAAGAAAGGTTTTTTTTCTAAAGCTTTTGGTTCTAAGTAGTGGCTTCAAGAAAAAAACAAAAACCAATAAGGAAAACTACTGGCAAAGGTGGTAATTACAGACCTACTAAGTCAGGAGCTGGTATGACTAAGAAAGGGGTTAGGGCTTATAGGAAAGCTAATCCCGGCTCTAAGTTAAAAACAGCAGTTACGGGCAAAGTTAAAAAAGGAAGTAAAGCCGCCAAGAGACGTAAGTCTTATTGTGCTAGGTCTTTAGGTCAGTTAAAAAGAAGTTCTGCTAAGACTAGAAAAAATCCAAATTCTAGAATAAGGCAAGCACGTAGAAGGTGGAAGTGTAAATAATATGATTAAAAAAATAAAAGGGGTATCTGTAACAAGCTTAACAACTAGGCAGGCAAATGCTATAAAAAAGCATGCAAAACATCATACTGCTAAGCATTTAAAATCTATGGTTACTGCTATGAAGAATGGTAAAACTTTTACCCAGTCTCATAAAATAGCACAAAAAAAGGTAGGTAGGTAATGTCAAAAAAAAAGAAAAAAGGTTTGTATGCTAATATACACGCTAAAAGAAAAAGAATAAAAGCTGGTAGTGGTGAAAAAATGAGGAAGAAAGGTGCTAAAGGTGCACCTAAATCTGGTGCATTTAAAAGAGCCGCTAAAACAGCAAAGAAAAGAAAAAGATAATATGTATAAGTTTGGTAGAAAAAGCAAAGAACGACTTAAGGGTGTTGACGCTAGGTTAGTTAACGTGCTTAATGAATTAATTAAAATTATGGATGTTACCATTATAGAAGGATTGCGAAGTGAAGAACGTCAGAAAGAGCTGTTGGCTAAGGGGGCGACGAAAGTAAAGTACTCTAAACACATGGAAGGCAAAGCGGTAGACTTAGCCCCTTATCCAATAGATTGGGAAAACAGAGACGGATTTCACTATATGGGTGGAATGGTTCGTGGTATAGGTAAACAGCTTGGAATTAATATACGTTGGGGTGGAGATTGGGATAGTGACGGAGATGTAAAAGATAATGGGTTTGATGACTTAGTTCATGTGGAGATATTAGATTAATGCCAAAAAAGTATTTTTCTATAAATAATTTTGGCAAAGGGATTAATAATGTAAAAAATCCTAGAGACTTAACTGTTGGAGAAATGGCTGAGTGCATTAATTGGAATGTATCTAAAAATGGAGAGTTGATACCTAGGTCTGAATGGAATACAGCAACAAATGGAACTGCTTTGACTCTGTCTGATAATACCGTTGATGTAGCTACAGCATCATTAAATCCGGGGTATGGTTTATTTTATTTTGAAGCTGATGACCCTATTGGTGTTGGTGGTGTGACAGCAAGAGCTACTGGTGCTACAAGTATATCTCAACATAGTTCTGGTAATTATGCAATACTATTTCACGATACAAATAAAGTTTGGATTAATGATGATAATTTCTGGACTGCAAATAATTTAATATCTGCCGTTGGCGACCTACCTCAAAAAATTGTAATTTCTGGAGCAAGTAACTCTAACAACAATGGAGTAAAAACTATTACAGGAATTGTATCACAAGCTGGCACTACTAACGCATCTATTGCTAGCAGTAACGACCATACAATGACCGGAGCCTATGTTTTAAACACATTGCAATTAGCTGAAAATATTACTAATGAAAGTGTTTCAACTGATACAGATATAAATTTTAAAAGACCGGGTTTTTCTGGCGATTATATGTTAGCTATGGGAAATACAGATGATGGTAAAGTAGATATTTTTATAGATAGTAATGGCAGTTGGACTACAGATGCAATCTCTATTGTTACAGATACTGATAGCGCTCCTCAATTTGTATATTACTATACTAGCGGTTCTTTAAGAGTAGCAGATGGTAATCATAGAAACCTATCAACTCCTAAATGGTATGGACATATAGAAAGAGAGCAATTTGTAGTTGGAGATGAAGCTGGGACTAATATATCGGCTGGGATGTATGAAGAAGATAATGACCTTGCTCCTCCTAGTGATTGCGATAGAACAGCATCTTCTAGTTTAGATAGAGCTGAAGAATATTTACCAACAGGGGGAACAGGCTGGGGTTTATGTGTAGAAAAAAGCACAGAAGATGGAGAATGGGAAGGTAAAAAATATGAGTTTGGTGGTACTTTTATATATGATGGGGTTCAAGAATCCCTCATAACTTTATTTTCTGGTGGTGCGTTTACTCAAGATGATGGTAAAAAATTTAATGTTAACGTATATGGGAATACCGTTGGAAGCTCTGCAACTGCTAATTATGCTAAAAGAATAAGTGGCGGTAGGATATATATAAGAGAATCTGGAAGTAATGACGAATGGCTTTTATTTGTAGATATAGATATTAAAAATGGAGCTAGAACAAGTTTGTCCGATACTTATTATAATTGGAATGCTGACGGAACTGGAGAATTTAGAATATCTGCTACTACGACTCATGGAGATTTTGATTTGCAATCATCAAAACCAAACTTAGATTCATACGAATCTTTAAACGGATTTTCTCCATCTACAAAGCAGATAGCTTTTGGTCAAAAAGGTTCTGGGTATAAGACAGCTGTCATAGGAGGGAACAGGGCGTTTGTAGCTAATGTTAAATATGACGATGGTTCTGCTGGGGCTATAGATGTTAATAACATATTCCCTCATTTTGGTGATAGAATAATGTTTAGCCAAATTGGTAGGTATGATACATTCCCTGAGTTTAATAAACTAGATGTTACCAAGGGAGATGGAGAAGAGTATACTTGCTTAGCTTATTATTCAGATAGGTTATTGGCGTTTAAGCAAAGGACATTGCAAATTTTAAATATTGCATCACCTTCTCCAAGTGGATGGTTTTTAGAAAAAACAGTTCCGTATGCCGGAGTTCAATACTCTTATAGTGTTGCTAATGCAGAATATGGAATTATTTGGGGTAATAAAAACGGAGCCTATTTATTTAACGGTTCTGGAGTTGTTAATATTACTGATGGGAAGATAGCCGACGTTGGACAATCAGCTCTTTCAGGCTCTGATTGGTCTGGATTTATTAACCCTGTTGTTGGATATCTACCAGAAACAAAGCAAGCTATTTTTATAGACCAAGCTCAAGACGCAGAAGATGCTTTTTATTATGACTTTAGATATCAGAGTTGGTATTTTGGTAAAGATGCGGCTCCAAATGCAAATAACTCAGCACTTAGCTCTGGAACTACTTACGATTCTCATATATCTAATATGGTTAACGATAGCACAGGAAGGCTAATTGTTGCCTACGATACAGACGATGTAGATGTCAATGGAGCTGGAACAGGTAAGGTTATTATTACTCATCATCAAACAGAAGAACAGGGGCATAGGTATTATAGGTTACAAACTCCAGATTTAGATTTTGGAGCACCCGGAAATAAGAAAAAAGTTTACGCATTATATATTAATTACAGGCACAGTGGGGCTACTTCTATCAATGATTCTGAAATTGAATTTATGGTTAATCAAAGTGGAACTTGGACTTCGTTAAACGCTACTTCTTCTCTTATCGCTCAAACAGATTCATCTAATAAATATTACAGTACATTAAAATTACCTTTAACTAATTCAGCTAAAGATTTAACACCATGTCAAAGTATAATGTTTAGGTTTAATTTTGATAACTTAGCTCAAGATTCTAAGTTTGCCATTAATGATATTACGGTAGAATACAGAGTTCTATCTACTAAGGCGGCATAATGTCAGAAAGAGAAATAAGAAAAATACAAAATTCAACTAGGTCTTTGGAAACAGATTCTATAATAACTAAAGACTCTCCTGAGGGAACAACAAATTTTACCTTAAGTAATAATAAGCAATTAGCAATGGTTAGAAAACAAAAAGGTAAACTATGGAAAACTTATTTATCAGCAGATGGAAACCAGTATGTTGACAGGACTCTTATTACAAGAGATTTAAAATACACTCATAAATTTACAGACTATAGGACATTTAATCATAATTTTACAGATGATTTGCCAGCCACAAAAATGTATGTTCCTTGGCAAGGTTCTGGAGAGCAAACTACTATGTTAGAATCTAGAAGTGGTTACTTATCTCCTTATGATATGGTTTGTACTAAATTATTTTTTAGAGTCCCACCAATTACAACAGCCGCAACAGATATAGTTTTTAAAATAGAAAAAATAGAAAATGGTAGCACAACAATAAGAGACGTAGCGGAATATGATGCCACTGCAGATTGGTCAAACAATAGTTATATTGAAATAGGTATAAAAGATTGGGACGCAGAGCCTAAAATAGTTACTGGAGAGTTAGCTGGAATAAGTTTACAAGCAGATGATACTAACATAGTAACTTCTGAAAAACATTTTTTTATGACATCCGTATGGAAAACAAACGTAATATCTTAAGAGGTTAAATTATGATGATGAAAAAGAACACAATACAAGGATACTTAGGAGGTGGGTATGTTCAACCTCTAGGTTATCAAACAGGTGGAAGGGCTAGTCAACTTATGGCTAGAATAATGGCTGGAAGAAAAGCTAAATTTGGTCAAGAAGCAATAGCTGATGCTACTGCCTCAGCTACAGCGGCAAAAGATAAAATCTTAGGATATGGTAAAGGGCTTGCGTCTTTAGCTGGTATTGCGGCTCCTTTGGTAGCAAATGCAATTCTTCCCGGTTCTGGATTACTTGCTGGTGCAATAGGTAAGGGTTTAGTAGTTGGAGGGCTAGGAGCTTTAGGTAGGTTTACAGGGGAAAAATTAGGTGAAAAACTGTCTGATGCACCAGAGACTCCAAAGCCGGGAACTTGGGGTCAAGAACAATTAAGTAAAATAAGAGATTATAGGGAAGGCTTAAGAGACGATAGTCTTGAAAGGTCTTTGGCTTCTGGAGCTGTTGCTGGTGTTACTGCTGGAGTTGGTGACAAATTAAAAACATTAAAAGCTGGTCAAAAGGCGGCTAGTGATTTTAAAAATGTGGCTACAGCGGCTGGGGATACGGCTAGGGCTAGTGAGCTTTATCAGCAGTCAGGCGATACTGGAAAGTTACTTGGAAACATAATGGGTGTTAGTGATGGCTATACTCCTACAAATGCTCCAATAGCTGACTTTTTATCTAATCAAAGATATAGTTATGAACCCACAAGTCAAGGAATGGGGTATTATCTAGACGACCTAGTGCCTAATCAAAACACTTTATTCGCAGGCAACCAACAAGGTGGTATGATTGGATACCAACAAGGGGGGTTGCATAGATTAATGGATGTAGCCCAATCTAGGAGGCTAGAAGGAGCAAAACAACAAGAAAGCATGGAACGAAATCGAGAAGGTGGGTTGACAGTCTCTGCTAAATTATTATCATTATTGTCTGGAGCTAATAAAGGGCAAGAACAAATTGAAGACATAGAACAAAGTGATGCTCCTATGGTAGATATGGAAGAAGTTTTGTCTAGTAAACTTGGGAAATCTTTTGGTAGCTATCCAGATGCAATAGGAGCTAGAAATAAAAGGCTTGTATCTGATTATGGTAGCATAGACAATGCTTACGATTTACTAAGAAAAGGAGAAATATCTAGCGATATTTTGAATAAAGAACGAGATGCATTTATAAATTACGGCAATAAGAAAGGACTGGTTGGATACATGAGAGGCGGTATGACACCTCAAAGAAATAATTACAGGGGAGGAGGCTTAATAAGCATGGTTCCTTTTGCTAGGAGGATAGTATAATGTATTTTGGAAACGACCCAAGACCCGGAGATAATAAAACAAAACCTATTTATGTTGAAAATGATGAATATGTTATTAATAGAAATGCCTCTAGAAAACACAAGAATTTATTGGATTATATTAATTATGTAGATGAACCTAGGTTTGATAATGAAGAAATGGGTGACTCTGCAATAAACGAAGCTATTGCTCTTAATACCCTTTCTGAAGTAGGTATGCAAGAAGGTGGGAAAACAGGTTACACAGAAGGTGGAAAAATAGAAGATAAAAGAGACCGTAAAGGTGGATATTCTCTTGGTGTTAAAGATTACTATGCTCAAGCTTTAGGAGAGTTTGAAAAGATGGGTGACTTTGTTGGTGGGGCTACTGGTTCTAATAGAAGAGATATATTAGAGGCGGCTCAAGAAGCTGGGCAAATTATGGAAACTCAAGAAGCTTTAGACGCATTGCAATTAATAGCAAATAGACATCAGCAAGGTACTATGAATGTTATGGCTAACCCAAACAACTTAAAAGCAGTAAAGGGATACGCATATGGTGGCTCAACAACTGAAGACTTGTATGAGACATTTGGAAGTAAGCTTACCTATGGAGCAGATAGAGCGGATTTTGAAAAGGGTTATGGTACTCCAGATGTGTCTGGGTTTTTAGACGCAAGGCAATCTATGGGTACTAGAGGAAGACAAGACTTAAAAAATATAAGACAACAGCAAGCTGGGGCATTATTCCAAGACCCAACAGCAACAACTCAAGCATATCAATCTTATGAAACCGGAACTAAACAAGCGCTAGATAAAGCTTTAGAGCAATCTGAGTTAGCTGGTTTAAGTTATCTAGCTGATGTAGAAAATCAAGGCGCTAGTTTTGATGAGGGATACACAGGTATTAATGAGAATGTTGAAGCTATGAGAAGAACAGGGCAAGGAGGAGCAGGGCAAAGCGGTTTTTCAGCAGGGGCTTCTACTCCAGACGGTCAAGGAACATTCCCTCAATACGACCCTTTTACTGAAAACAATACATTTACAGCTCCAAACGGAAATGTATTTAATTGGGATACAAACAGCAATCAATGGTATGAAGTATAACAGGAGAATATAATGGCATTACCAAGAATAGTATTAGAAAAAGCACCAACTGGATTAGATGTATTATTTGAAGAAGCCGCTAAGGTTGCGGCTCAATATGCTGACCCAGAATACCAAATAAGAAAACAAGAATCAGATGCTAGGATAAGATTCCAAAATCAAAAAGAAGATAGAGAACAGGCTCTACTTCAGTTAGAACAAAATAAAGACTTAAGAGAAGATAGGTATACCAATATTCAAATAGAGAATGAAAAAAATAAAGCCGGAAGAGAAGAAACTAAATTTAACAATGATGTCCTTAGTAAAAAAAGAGAACAGAACTTAGATGATTTTAGTTTAGTATATAACGAAGAAAACGCAGGAACTATGGATGGCATAGCTATAGCAGAAAGCTGGCTTTCAACAGCTAAAAATTTAACACCTAATACTTTAAACGCTATAACTAAAAAAATTGAAACAGATAAAGAATCGTTAAGAAGAAAAAATGAGATTACTGATAACCTAGGTAATGAATTAGCTTTAATGCTACCTAGCTATACATACGATGGTACTCAACGAAGTAGAGATTTTGTAAATGCAAATGCGGATATAATGTTAAAAAACGCAGTTTCTACAAAATATCTTGGTAGTATGTCACCTAATGTTCAAGCTATGTATAAACAGGATATGAGCGACCTTTCTAATTTAATTAAATACGGTTTTGAATATATGAACAATAACGAAGAAAGGCAAAAATTTTACCTGCAAACACTTGCCCCAGCTTATGAAAATTTAATGGAGCAATACGGAGATTATGATGTGGGTGCACCAGCAGTAGAAGGATTGCTACGTAATGCAGGTTATGAGTTTAAAGGTGAAAATATAGATTTAGAGACGATTAAAAAAATAGAGACAGGAGAAGGTGAAGCTGTGATAGAAGATATTGACCCAGATAAAGTAAAAACTGGATTTTTATCATTCCTCCTTGACCCTGAAGGTACTAAAGAAGTTATAAAAAGTAAACCCGGTCAAGCAAAAAGATTAAGAGATGAATTATCAAAGTTAAATAGGTTACAATCTAATAGACCAGTAATAATGGCTGGAGAACCAATACCATCTACTAAAAAAGAATCTAAATACCAAGAACAAAGAAGTAAATTAATAAACGATATTGCTGGTAAGTACGACCCAAATACTCAAAGATTTACAGACCCTAATTTTGAAAAAGCTTTTAATAGAATGGTAGGGGATAATAAAGAATTGTATTACTCTTTATTACAAGATATGTTTCCAGTTGGAAGTACGGTAGTTAGAAATTTAGATATAGATGACCCTAAAGCTTATGAAGGTGGAGAAGATATATCACCAGCAAAAGCATCTGGTGACCCTGTTGAGTTTTACAGAAGACTTCCATTTGGACGAAACCCATTTGAGTAAATATGAATAAGCAAAAACTATTAAATACCTACAGAAGTAAATACCCCTCATTATCAAACTATGATGACGATAGGCTTTTTTCAGCTTTAATAAAAAAGTTTCCAGAGTACAAAACTCAACTAGATAATCCTTACATAGTTCAATCAACGGACGCTCTAAACAAATTACCTAATTTTATTAAAGATGCTTATGGTAAATCTATAACTGGAATAGCAGAAGAAATGTCTACTGGTAAAAAACGATTTGATTTATCTGGATATGAACCATCTGTTCTGGCGGACATAGGTTCTGAGTTAGCTAGTTTTATAATGCCTCTTGACTTACTTACTACTGTAGCAGGAGGAGGTATAGGTGGAGCGGCTGTAAAAGCAACTGCTACAAAATACCTAACTAAAAAATTTGTACAAAATGGAGTAAAAGGTTCTGTTGCACGAACTATAGCGGCTAAACAAGCTTCTAATGTTGGAAAAGCTACAGTTGGTCTAGCATCATACGAGGGTCTTAAAAGTGGAGTAACTCAAAAATTTGAGACTGGAGATATACAACCAGATAAAGTTGTTAAAGATGCTATGTCAGGAGCCTTATTAGGTGGCTCTACTGCTGGCACAGGAGCTTACTTAAGCACTAAAGGGTATAGCACAATTACTAAAGTGTTAGCAGAAACTGGTGTTTTAGGAACAACTATTCCTTTGTCTGAAGGAAACTTACCAAATCCACAAGACTATATAAATGCGGCTGGTATGATTATGGGTTTAAAAAGCGTAGGTGGTGCATTACATTCTCCTAGATTATTAAAAGAACTTTACGACAAAGGTAGAACTGGAGTTAAAAAAGCTAGAGGAACTGGTTTTACAACAGAATTAGTAGATAAACAATTAGCTAGAGAGTTTGGTGTAGCTGAAGGAAAGCTAAGTAACATAGCAAGAAGGCAATCAGAAACTTATGTAGACGCTAAAGGTAATAAGTGGAATATTATAAGTCCAGAAAATAGAAAGAAAATTAAAATAGTAAACTACAATACTGGAGAAAGTAAAGTTATTAAAGATACAGATTTTTCTCTTCAATATAGATTGGACAGTGAAAAGAATATACCTGTGTCTAAAATATTAGACGTAAGAAGAAATAACTTAAACACATTAGAAAAGTCTTTAGGGTTGGATAATAGCAAAAAACAATCACTAAGAACTAGTTCTATGAAAAAATCTAAAAGTAAAACTTTGTCAAATGTAGACCCTAAGAAAAATGGAGTTGGCTTGGAAGATATGGACGGTGCTGAGTTAGACAAATATAGAAACATTTTATTACAAAGAAAGTCTATTAACGAATCTATAGATAGATTAAAAAACAAAGGCTGGGTAACACAAGAAGCTAAGTTTTCTATATTTAAAGAAGATTTTTTTCCAAAACCTATTAAGGGAATGATAGAAGGATTAACTAGGGCTAAGTACAGAGGTTCTCAAAAAGCTCCTGTTAGAAAATACTTTAATAACGTTGGTCAGTATACAACAGATAGAGAATCTTTAAACGGTGAATATTTAGGAAGGTTAATGCAAACTGGTTTATTTAGCCCTACTAAAAAACAAATATCTAAATTTAAAGCTAGAGGTTTGACTAACGAACAAGCTGAAGATGCTTACTATGAGCGTTTATACGATATGGTTAAAGAAGGTAAAATGCCAGAAATAAATTCTATTACATCTTTAATAGCGCAAAGGTTTACTTCTACTGGTGGTCAAATGCCGGGATTCCAACAGAACTATGTTCCAGATATGCTTAAAAAAGATTTAGCAGATATTATATTTGATGATATGCTTAAAGTATTTGACAAGAAAAGCAACATAGCTAGGGTTTTAAATACTGATTTTAATTACACAGATAATGATTTTATATTATCTATGGTTTCAAACCCAGATAAATGGATATCAAAAAACAAAGATGTTGCTATATACTTAAATGATTTAATAAAAAAATCTATGTCTCAATATAAAACACAGACAAGAAACTTAATTAATGCAAATCTACAAAGTGGTTCTAGCTTAGAATATCTTAAAGCATTTCAGCAAGTAAGCAATGGTTTATCTGATGAGTTATTTACAACTATGGGTAATTTAGAAAAAGCAAAGAAATTTAAAATACCAGATGAATTAAAAGAAAAAAACTTAAAAACATTGTTAAGTAGATATGCTACTAAAGCCGCAGATAGAACTGCTTTTATAAAAAACTTTGGAACAAAGGGTGAAAAGTATAAAGCTTTGTTAAAAAAAGCTGAGTCAGATGACGCTAGAATTATGAGTACTATACATCACCATGTCAAGGGAGACATAGAATATCACAGTGCTTATAATTATAGACCAAACACAAAACAAGTTTTTCAAAAAGTTATGGAGTTTGAAACTGCATCTAAAATTGGTTTAGGTTACGCTCCATTATTAAACGTAACTCAGCCTACTATTTCAACCGCTTTAGAAGCTGGTTACTTGCCATTTTTCAAAGGTCTAATTTCGTTAAATAACAAAAAAACAAGAGAGTTAATAGAAAGGTCTGGTGCAACTAACTACTCAATGTTTACAGAAATGATGGGGCATAGTCAAAGAAAGGACTTGTCTAGTAAAGTAGCTAGTGCCTTAGCTAAGTATAGTGGTTTTACAGGAATTAATAAAATGAATCAAATTACAGCCGCCGCTACTGCCAAAGTTTTTGTAGATGATTTATTTAAAATAGTTAAAGGTAGAGGAATAAGAGGTAAGATAAAAGCTAGTAGAGGTTGGGCTTCTACAAAATTACAAAAATTAGGAGTCAACCCTAATCAAAAAAGACTGACAGATAAAGATTATATTATAGCTATGTCTAACTTTGCAAGAAAATCACAGCTACAAAAAGATATACTAGAAGACCCTATATTATTTAATGACCCTAGAGCTAGAATGTTTACACAATTTAAAAGATTTGGTCTTAGACAGTATAATTACTTAAAAGATATAATGGTATCTGATTTAAGTAGGGGTAATTTTATGCCTCTTATTAGATTAGGAATAGCTGGATTTGCAGGTGGTACTATAGCTAATAAATCTAAAGCTTGGATGAAAGGTGCTTTGTCAGGAGAAACGGTGTACTCTCCAGACCAAAAAATACCAGAAGACTTAATGGAAATTGTAGATAATTTATCTGCTGTAGGGGCATTTGGATTTATGGGTGATGCAATTTCTGCTAGCATGGAAGAAGGTAAAACGTATTCTAACTCAATAAAGTTTTTTGCATACGCTCCTTTTATGTCAGACTTAGACCATTTATTTACTAAGTTTATACCAGCTATAGAAAGAGATTTTGAAATGTATGAAAGAGATGCATTCTCAAGAATGCCTACTAGACTTTTAAGAGCTACTGGTTCATCTTTCTTAAGAGAAATTTCTAAAATACGTGAAGGCTCAGAAACTATTGGAGGGCTAAAATTTCCTTTTTCTGTAGAAACAGAAGGTATGAATTTAGATAGAATAAAATCTATTAGAGCTAGAAGAGTAGATAAGATTTTAACAATGTTAGAAAAAGCTGGCGAAGAAAAAGATTATGAAAAAGCGTATGAAGAAGTAAAAGCTTTTAATAAATCTTTTCCCAAGTTTCCAATATTAATGTCAGATATTAACATGAAGAAAATAATGAAAAGAAAAATGAGACGTTATAAAAAAAGAGCACTTGGTTAATAATGTCTAACACAGTTAAAGGATATTTCGAACCTTCTTCTACTAAAGTTCATAGTAACATAGATGACTTAATATTACAAGCCGAACTAGATAAAAGACAATTTGGAGGAGTTAGCTATTATAAAGGTAGGCAAGAATCTCCAATAGACATGATTAAGTATGCCAATTTTATGTCTAAAGCAAATATGCCAAAAGCCATATCAGAATTAAAAAGTGATATAACTCAAGAAGGTCAAGAAACATTATCAGACTTAACCCAAGATGTTATAAGTAGAATGAAATTAGGTGATGCTCCTATGGGTATCATAGGATATATGTCAGGATATAATCCAAATCTCCTTGGACATTACTCTCCTGCTAAAAATCCGCTACACGCTCCAGACACAATTAGAATTTTTGAGCCTCCAAGTGGTATCATTAGACAAACAATAAATAACATATCAAGGGATTACCCAACAGAAACACTACTCCATGAACCTTTGCATGGTATTAATGTAGCAGACAGTATTCATCCTAGAGGACTATTATTTCACAAAAAACAAAAAGGTTTTACGACAAAGGACTTTAGGAGATACGAACAAAACATGATACAATCACTAAGTGATTATTTTGGAGGTAGAGAAAAAGTTTTTAAAGAAGCAGAAAAAATATGGGAACCTAGACTTGATAAAACACGCTCACCAATTGACCGTGAAGCATACTTACGTAGACTTAATCCATACAATGCAATAGAAGATATTTTAAATCGTTAAAAAGGCTTAGGCGTACCACTTACATTATCTCCCATATTTTTAGCTATCTTAATAGCATCAGCTTCGCTATCAGTTACTAAGCAACTGTTACCATGATACCCAACCTCGCATGAATTAGTACTACCGTATCTATTCTTAGCTACTATCAGCTCTAAATAACAATCACTATTACCATCATCTCCATACCTAGATACCCAAGGATAGTGAGAGAATACTACAATCTCTGCATCTTGCTCTAAGTTACCAGACTCAGCCAAGTCAGACAACCTAGGTACTCTATCATTTCTATGTTCCATGTTTCTATTCATCTGTGATACTAATATAACAGACATATTCTCAGCCTTAGCCAACCATTTATAACTACGGCTAACATCTCCTATCTTAAGACGTAAGTCACGTCTATCGTGAGTAGGGTATTCTATAAGACCTATATGGTCATCAATAACTACGTCTGGTTTTATTGCTTTTATTTCTCTAAATGTACCTTCCATATCTCTTACGTTATCAAACATAAATAGTTTATCATTATAAATTTCAGATATAATAGACATTGTTTGTTCTAATGATACTTCATCTATCCCTACATTATTTCGTAGGTTTCTATATTGTATATATTTAGATTCCATAGCTATAAACTTCTTCATCATTTCTGTATTTGGCATTTCCCTATTAAACATAGCAACTTTTAATCCACGATGTACTAAATTTCTAGCAATGTTTGCTGATACTGTAGTCTTTGCATTCCCGGGTCTACCTGCTATAATAGTGATTTCACCTCTAGTCATACCGGTTATAACCCTATCTAATGTACCTATACCAGTTTGTATTTGAGTAGTAGAATTAAATATAGAATCCTTTGTATCTTGTAGTAATGAGTCTATATCAAAAGATACATTTGGCTGTAGCTTTATTATATTACTTATAGTTGTATGAGCTTCTTCTAATAAGTTATTAGTATTTAAAGACGTATCATTAATATTCTTTTTTATACCATGTACTTGCTCATATAAAATTCTTCTTAAGTAATATGAATGTAATCTCTTAGCATACTCTACTGAACTAGCGGGGGAAATTACAGAGTCTAAAAATCCAGATATTTCATACTTAGAAGTATGACCGTCTACATCGTTCCCAACTTCTTCACATACAGTAACTAGGTCTATCTTTCCGTTTCTAGAATATAATCCATTGATAGCATTCCATACTTTCTGATTAAAAGCAGAATAAAAGAATGTTTCATCAGGTATATATTGCTTTACTGAGTCTATGTATTCACTATCAGTTATAAGACATCCAAGTAAAGCTTTTTCTAGTTCTATACTTTTCATTTTAATCCTTTAGTTTAGGTGGGATTCTGTCTAAGTTTTTTCTTTCCCACTCTTTTCTTAACACAGCTTTCTTGCCTTCGTTTTTTATTATACCTGCTAAGTATTTTATGTTGTAACCTTGCTCAATCCCTCCCTTGTTTTGAAACTTATTAATAGATTCTAAAACAATATCTCCATCTACTTGCTCTATATCAGCTAAAAACCCCGCTTCTACAACATTATCTATAGTCCAATGCTTAGACAAATCTTTTAAAACACTATCTACTGCTATTAGTACTTTAGGAGACCTTGATAGTCTTAAAGAGTTTAATCTAATTTTAACGTTTTTTTTAGAAATAGTCTTATTACATAAAGGACACTTAGCCATTACACATACCACAATCTCCCCTAACTAAAGGGACTCTTTTAAAAACATTTTTAGGTAATATTTTATTACCAATTACCCTTCCCCCTTCAAATGCTCTTGTTTCAAATGGTCTATTGCATTTGTCGCAAAACATTGGGATACTAGGGTTATTGTTTCTAGTGCCAAATCTGCTTTTATTATTTATAGCGACTTTACAAGCGCTCCAGTCTATCCAGTCTTTACCTAGGTAAAATTCTAAGTCTTTTATCCTAGTTATTGTTTTTTCTCTGTAGCTTTTCTTAGTGTTTTTACTTGAGTTATTATTTCCATTAATTTGGTCATTGGCATTATAGCGTATATTTGACCTCTTGACTCCTTTACTAATTGTAGGTGTGAGTCCCCTATTTGCTCCGAAGGTTTCAACCATTCTGCTATCCTTTTCCGCACTTTACATTGTACGGTATAATTTTCTATTATCATATCTACTTCCGGGTGTAGTCCTAATGAGCGACCATCAGAACCCCAAGCTCTCTTAGCTTTTAACCCATGTTGCTTAGCTATGTTTACACATTCTCTTTCGAATCTATTTCCCTTTGCTTTGCTTTTTGATGGCACGTTTTTTTCTCCTTTGTTTCTTTTTCTTAAATGGACTTTCTAAAAACTTCTCCATTCCTTTTGCAACTTTAATAAATATATCCATTACTTCTCCTTAATTTATAGAATAGCGAGGAATTTTCTTATGACGCCAATCGCAAAAAAATATTATTTTTCACCCCTTCTTCTCTATTCTAAACTTAATGTTATCATCGAACTAGAGAAAGAGAATTTCATCCTCGCTATCCTAATTTTTTAATCTTCTATTTATTTTATCTAAACCTATCAATATCTATTTTCTTCTCTATCCTATTTAGTCTCCATATATGACTAAGTTGTAGACATAACATCATTAACATAGTAAATTCCCAGTAGGGAAAATACTCTGTACTAAATAAAGCTTCCCAATAGTATCTCATTTTTTACTCCTCTTGTTTTTATTGTTTCTTTTCTTTTTACAGTTGTCACATACTATAGACATATTAGGTGTCGGCTTATCACAGTCGTGACAATGAAATAACATAGGCATATATACCTCCTTAATTTTTTGGGTGTTTTAGAAGGGAAAAGGAGGAAAAACAAACAAACTAACACCTTCAAGGTACACCCAAACCAATTATGAACCAAATCTTTGGGGTGTTTAAGGTACACCCCTGACCTTTATCTTATCTACTTAGCAGATAATGAGTATGTAGCATATCCTTTACTATTATCAGTATTGATATTCATACTAAACGTACTTCGCAATACGTGTATTACAGCCGCTAATCTATAAATTCCAAAGCGGTTTATAGCAGTTTTTGCGGTTAACTTTTTACCTGTAAATAAAAAGTCTCTTACTTTTGCTACTTGTGATTTTCTTTTTCTTGCCATTTCAACTCCTCGTTGTATGTTTGTCTTAACTGTTTTATTAACTTTGTATCCTCAGATAAAGATAGTTCGTAGACCGCTTTTGATTGTGTCATTTGTCCAGAGACGTTAATCATTAGTTCTATTCCACGCTCCCAACCAAAAGAATCAGTAAACTTTTCTTGTATCTCATTCCACTTCTTTATCTCCAATATCGCTACCTCCGTATTCTGTGTTTGTTATGCTAGGATATATTTCTTCTTCTTCAGAAGTCATACCTCCTATCGCATTTTTTTCTGCTATTTTATCATACTCTTTTATCAGTTTATCTTTAAAGACTTTAGCTTCTTTTATATAAGAGTCTAGTTCTTTATGATAATGAATCATAGTATTGATAGCTCTAATGATGATATTATACTCGCTATTAGTTATCTTCATTTAGAATGGTACGTCAGACAAGTCTCTTTTACCATTGTTCCACGAAAATACACTAACTACTTTTGGAGATGTAACTTCTTCTCCATCTCTATTAGTCCACGTTTCATGCTTGACTTTAACTATAGTGGGCATTCCTTCTACGTTAGACGGAGTAAGAACTGGCAATGTATATAGGGTTTTGCCATCTACTTCTTTTTCTTCCGGCTTAATCCCTAACGATTCACACAGCTCTTTAAACTGTCTATTCCCTCCAGAGTTAGGCTCAAGATTGTTTTCAGTAGGGTTTTTAAACCTAAAGAAACCTTTAGACCTTAGCTCTTTCCCAACAAATATATTACCACTGTGTTCTCCAAACTCTTTATCAGAATTTTCTTCTGCTAGTTTGAATTTTATATTGTATATATCTGCTAGATATTTACCTCTAATTACCACATCTTCTTTTACTGTGTAGTCTTTAGAATGTGCATAGAAGTCTCCTTCCGGTATGATTACACTAGGTTTATCTTCAGTTGGGTCATAATAGGATTCTCCTCCCATCATATCTCCAAGTACATTGTCTCCATTCATTTAGCTTCTTCCTTTATTTGGTTTATTCTTGTTATCACTTTATCTATGTCATTCTTTTCTATGTCACCGCTTTCAATAGATAGTGATATCTTTTCTTTCCACTCATCATTTAAGCCATCCATCTCCTTGTATAGTAAGTCTATATCTTCTTGACTTAATGATGTGTCTTCTACTCTATTCCTATACACGTCGTCAGCTATGTTTAGATACATATTAAAAGCCTTCTTAATACAATCTGTATTAGCAGACTTTATGTCGTTACCAACGTCTACAAAGCTATCGCTGTTTCTCTTCTTCTGTATTCTATGAGCCGCAGTACAATCTCCTTCTCTCCATATACCACCTTCAAACCATTTTAATCTTCCGTGTACCATAAATGCCTCACTACCTAACGTCTCTGTACTTATAATATTCCAAGACCATCCGGGATAGTGCTTATCTGCTAACTTTCTCATATAAGAATACTCTACATAGTCAACACCCATCTTATTCTTAATAAAAGACTTAGGTGTATCTTCCATAGACACTTCTTCGTGTAAGTTTCTTATTATATCAAACGAATCACTAGTCATTATAGCCCCATCTATAGGCGCTTCTTCTACTAACGATATTTTATTACTCATCTATACCTCTCTTTTTATATTTACGTAGCATCGCTACCATTAATAATAAATAGTTTATCATATCTTGTATTCTACCTTCAATAGGTTCTGAGTATTCTTTACCATCTTTAAAGTAGTTATTAATGCTAGAGTTGTGTTTCTGATAATATACAGATAAAACCTGTAATGGTTTTAAGTTTACTTTATCAGCTATTGTTTCAAAATTCCATAGTACATTGTCATTGTGATTTCCTTCTGTGTATTCTATTCGTTTATCATCAGACAATTTAAATGTATCTAATATGAACTTATCTCTTAGCTTTTTATACTCTTCAGCTTTCACGCCTCAGCTCCTTCATCATTTAAGATAGAGAAAACTTTATCTAGCTTATCAGAGATTTTCTTTTTTTCTTTTCCTTCTTTCTCGGCTTTTTCCATAATATTTTTAAAATCTGATAGCTCTTTCTCTGGGTTAGCTACAACAAACATTAAATTCATTAACGCTAGTTCTATTTGTTCTAATCTAAACTCCATATCATCTAATCTAGATAACTTCTTTAGTTCCATATCCAAACTTCACCTCCACAACTTTACTATTTCTATTCGACCTTCTATTCATATTGTTGCAATAGTCATATACTTCTTCTTCATCATCCCATAACCTATGAGGGTACTTTTCATTTATTACATTACTAAAAGCACCACCCCTTATTATCCACCAATCAGTACCATCTTTTTCTTCTTTAATTGTCCATTTGTTTTTAAGCATTTATCTCTCCTTTTGTTTTGTTATACGGACACACTTCTCTTACAGAACAGTATGATTCACACTTAATACCGTTCCAAGTTTCTTCTTTTGTACAAACCTCTGGAAGTTCTTTACTTGCTAATGCTTTCAAGAGAGCTTCTTTTTTCTGTGAATATCTATTAATTAGATGTTCGTTATCTATATAAGGAATATCTATCATATATATCTTCTTTTCTATTCCACGCTCTCTAGCTATTTGCAATCCAGCATCTCTTACTGTAGCTTGTATAAACATTTTATCTACTGGGTAACCATTATTCTCTAATAAGTATCTATAGAAATTCAACTGCCATCCCCAATCTTCTAAATCGGCAGTGTTTTTATCTATATAAAACTCTTTTATTCTTTTAGGTGTTCCCGCTTTTCCCCAACGACCACTTCTTTTATATCTCTCAGTAGGGTGTTGTACATATTTAAATTGTACACCTAAACACTTAGCTATTTTATAAGAGCCGGAAAATTTGTAGTCTACAAGCGTTCTAGTCTCTTTGTCGTACAAATCTACTGTACCTGTAATACCTAAATGTTCTAGTGTTAGTTCTGATTCTAGTCTGTCTAATCCTTCTGAAGATTCTTCTAACTTTAGATGGTGTAATGTACCAGCTAAAGAGAAAGCATTATCTTCTGGATATATATAGTAGTCAGTTGTTCTCTCTAGGTACGACTGACAAGTACCATTTAATAACTCTGTAGTGGACGGTTTTCTATTTGGTGGTCTATCTTTTGACATATGTAGTAGTGTTGGGAGAGATACTCCCATTCTACCTACATCTACGTTTCCTCTCTTCACTTTTTCTAGAAGAACCTTCTCACCATCAGAGTATTTAAAACCTCTTAACGGCATAATTTTCTCCCTTTATCGTATGTTAAGTTTATTAAATTGACTTTTATTAATGCAAGGACTTTTTATATTATTTTCCTTTTTTATTGTGCAAACTTTGCTATTCTTTTATTCATATAACTAGCTAACTTCTTACCAAACACTTCTAATATTTTATGTTCTGCTGAAACATTAAACCATTTAAAAGTATCTTCTCTTCCTAGCTTACTTAACTCTATACCTTTTTCTACTATTGCATTACATATACTTATCCAGTTAAGTATTTTAGTTTTATTAAGAGTTCCTGAGTGTAGTCTAAATTCTAGTGAGCCGTGATAATATCTACTATGTATATTAAGACCGCTATATCTAGCATCATTGTATTTATCTACTGAAGGAGAACACTCCATAGACTCATAATAGAGGTTTACCAATTCTTCTTCTGTATCAATACTTATTAGTACATCAAACATCATATTAAAATCTTTACACCAGTTAGAGTCTTGCCTAGATTTTGGCATCATAGATTTTAATATCTCTTGAAAATAACTATAAACCATACCAACTCTAGCCACTTCTTTAGCTGACATATCAGTAGAATCTATATGTATATGCAAACCACAGCTTCTATTAACATCTGCATAGAATATGTTTTTCCAATTAATTAGATTATCTACTGCATCGACTATAAAGTCTCCACTTAAAGGAACTGATACTAGTTCTGTTGCAGAGTATCCTTCTACGTCTGAAGATATAGAACCATCTGATACGTTGTTCCAGTGCATAGGTGTCCAAAACTCTTCTCCATCTTCGTAGATACATTCTGCTTCTATACCAACAAGCCTCTTAACTTTGTAATTAAAATTACTACATTTTATAGAAGTACTTGGAGGTGTATTGTTTTCAATACGCTCTACTAAATGCTCTGATGAATCTGGAGCACAACAATGGCAATATAAATAGTCGCCTACACATATAGTTTCTTCTCTCTCTACTGCTTCTCCACAACTCTCACAATAGGTAAAGTAATCATAGAAACAATGCTCACAGTAGGCATTATCATGTGCCCAATATATATAGTCATCATGTACTTTGTCATCACAATTTTGACACGTAGAGTAGTTGTCCGATACACAAGTTTCACATACATTATGCATAGTAGAAAAGTTATTTACAGTTAGTGTTTCACCACAACATTCACAAGTTCTAGTATCTACATCTTTTCTAGTTCGTGTTCTTTGTGGCATATCAGACTCCTATATTTGTAGCTTGTATAAAACCTACTACAAAAGCATTTACCACCTTCAACCATTTTATCTTTTTTAAAGCATCGTACAATTTATGTTCTACTTGCCCGGATTCTATATCTACATCTATAGAACCTAGTTGTTTTATTTGTTTATGCAGAAACTCTAAGTATTCTTCGTAGGAAGTATTTGCTAGAAAAGGATTTTTCTTAGCTTTTTCATATAACTTCTCAATTACGTATTTCTTAGACTTTAATTTAATAGGATTAGGAAATCCTATTAAGATTACCTTCTTAGAAGGGGCAGGAATCTTCATCTGTTTTATCTCCTATGTCGTTTTCTATTATTGGGAAATACTCGCAGTCAAAACAGACTCTCTTATGATTAGCGTCTGTCCATATTTCATCTACTGAAACCCACTCGTAGCAATACGAACACATCTCTTTTGATGCTGTTGTATTAGTAGAACCCAATAGAGATTTAGTAGCAGGACTAGGTTTGTAATTTCTATAACCATTGTAGCCATAGTAATGGTAGTCGCCCCAACCACTAAATGTTTGTCTAGTATTGCCATAAATATTTCTACTTACAGTATTATACTGGCTTATCGTATTGAAAGCCTCTTCTAGTCTATTAGGTCTACCATCAAACTTATCTACGTCATACGTATAGATATAATCTTCTGGTATTTTACTAACAGGTAGAACTAATCCAGCCCTAGTCATTGCATCTAGAAGTATATCTTTAGTAGATGCCCAAAACAAGGTTCTAGCTTTTTTCCAATAAGCTACCACCATAGGTCTGCCAGACTCTCTAGCTAGATGTATCTTTTTATTACTATCTTTTACCCAAGTAATAGCAAAATCTCCATCTATATTTTCAAAAGCCTCTGTTTGCTTATTTTTATTTAAGGATTGGAATAGAACTTGCGAATCTACTTCTGGACTATTCTTACCTAGTTGTTTTGCTACTTCATTGTAATTGTAGATAATACCATTGTGAGCACCAGTTACTTCACCTATATTAAATGGGTGAGCATTATGCACTTTTATAGAACCTTGTGTAGCTAGTCTAACATGTCCTATAACAATAGTAGTATCTCTTGTGATTTTAGATAGAATATCTTTATCCCAACTGTCTGAATCTACTAGAGCTGAAGAATCTAGAAGAGTTTTATAGGTATATCTATTATCTGTATCTATAATAGAAAAACCTGTACTATCCGTACCACGAATAGATGACTCATCTGTTACTTCTGTAAATACTCTTTTAAGAATATCTAGTTGGTTATCTGATTGTCTACCATCGGCTTTAGCAAAGCCAAAGATACCACACATTTATTTCTCCTTTATTGTTTGTTACTTATTCTATTTTCTATATATTCAACACCCCAATTTCCTGCCATATCTCTTATTACGTCTATAGGTTGAATCTTGTTAGAAATTATCTTATTATATAATGTATTATTATTAACTAATGTAGTAGATGTTTTCATTATTCTATTTAAAAACCTTATCCAATTTTTTATAGGTTCAGAGTATATAGTACCTTCGTGGTATCTAAACTCTATTGTTCCTAGAAAAAATCTAGCGTGTAAATTTGTTCCTATGTATCTTCCTTCATTGTATTTTTCATCTGTTATACTGGTATCTGCTAATTGATAATACCTATTTACTAGAGTAGGTAAATCCTCTATTTTTTGTAGTTCATTTATAGACCAAGATAGCTCTCTACAATACGTATGCTCTCTTTCTGTTGGTAAAGTATCGTAAATAGAATCTTGAATCTTAGTCATAATCATTAATAGTGATTTTAATTCTATAAAATTAAAGTCTATAGCGTTCATATGTATATGTACACCACAGCTAGAATCTACGCTATTGTATTCGTCAAGATTAACAGTTTCTAAGGAATAGAGAGCTTCGTCTACTTGCTTCCCTATTATTGGCTTAGACGTCTTAAACTCTACGCCACCTCCATTTAGAGAGCCATCATCTACTACCATAAAATGTTTAGGTATATACCCATCGTCTATATAATGGTCTGCACTATCATAATTAGATATTACTTCACTTTCTATTCCTACAAATCTATTAAATTCACTTTTAGTACCATATTTAGTAGGTATACGTAATCCTCTAAATGGATTATATAGATGTTGATTCAAGGACTGGGTAGCACAAGGATTACAATACGTAGTAGAAAATACCGTACTAAAATTTTTGTTATTAGCTTTAAAATGTAATAGATAATCACTTTTATCAGGGTATCTTCTAAGTCTATCAAAGTCTATATATTCTATTGTTTTACATCTACAGCAAGATAGATAGAAACTATCTATACATTTCCTACAACATTTATTTATTTCTGCATCTTCTAGTATATCTTTCCTATTGTCGTTTCTAAGTCTTAAACTTTCTATATCTACATTGTAGCTTATAAAATTACCTTCATCACATACATCACAAGAAACTTTATAATTGTTATAGCAATCTAAACATACTTTATAATCTAGAAACTTTTTTAAGTCACTATCAATATCTATAAAATCACAATGTCTACAGGAGTTATATATAGATTTTTGGTTTCTATTTGCATAGCGAAATAAGAAAGGTAACATTCTACTCATTACTTTATGCAGATAGAATCTATTTTGGCGATTATATGTTAATCTAAAATCGTTTTTATCTACAAATTCACCTTTTCTCCATATACGCTGAACTGCTCTATGAACTGGAGTATTAATAAATGTTCTATTAGCTAGATAATGTTCTATACTATCAGTTGAGTCTCTACTCAGTTCTTCACTCCCTAATATAGTTAATACGATATCTTCTTGAACACTGCTAGAGCTAGGACGTCTTTTATAGGTAAAATTTAATAGATTTTTGCTCATATATAGTAAGTCACTAGCTTTACAAACAATCTTTATAGATGGATTATCTACAGACTGTATTAATACACCTAGAGGATTTCTAGTAATATTAAGATTTCTTAAACTATATTCTTTTATATCTATTATTTTAAATAGACGCTTTTTAACAGTATCATTAGATAAGTAATCTGTGTCAATAGTATTAGATATATCATAGACACCATCTAAACTCATATCTACATCTGCAAATGTAGTAAAATTAGTATATCTAGCATTACAGGGATTATATAATATGACCTCATTTGAATATAGCATTTCTTATCTCCTTAAGTATTGTTACTATATAATCTCTATATAGAAATACAATTCCACTAGAGAAAATCGTTAGTAGACTAACGTGACCTTCTCCACAAGAGCCAAGTAAATGCTTAAGTATCTCTTGCATACACTCTCCTATTTTATTGTTATTGTTAAATTTACTAGACTGCCCAATAGTACTCCATATCTATTGGTTCTTTCCATTTGTACTTAGAGTAATACTCTAAGTCTTTACGTAGTAGGTTACTTCTATGAGAAGCGTGTACTCTATTATCACCTAACCAAGGAGGCATCTCTATAGAATCTGGCAAACCTACAAGTTCCATTGTATTATTGAAATTTCTAAGTATCCATTCTTCTATCATTTTGTTTTTATAGAGTAACAACGCTTCTACATAACCATCCCACATTAGAACGGCAGGATGTCTTAACCAACCTTTGTAGGGTTTACCTTTCTTGGTAAGATTACCTACTAATACATTGTATATCTGTAATGCTTCTACTCTCTGCTTACCTAGTCTTTTATCATCTAGTATACTAGCAGAGATAGAGAAATCTTTATGTGGTAGAAATGTTTGCATCTATTAACCTATCCTTCTATAAACTTTACCTTTGTACTCATTAAACTCTAGCATATCTTTTTTACTTTTATTCATAGACAATATACCACCATCTACTAATACCTCTTTACTATTTTTATATTTACTAGGTTTATATTTTTCTATATCTCCATATTCTCCAGATAGGTAATAAGCTATGTACCACTTACCTCTGTAATTATCGCATCTATTACGCATATTTATCTCCACATTTATTTACTTCTATGTATTTTAATTAATCTAGATATACTCATTTGCACATAAGAATACGTACTAAGTAACAAATGTTCTACTTCTAAACCTAATTCCATCCATGATGTTTCATCTATTATATCACCAGCTCTATCTATTACATCTACTTTAGATAGCATATCTTCTATTTCTAATAGAATAATATCACCTATATGTTTAGATATTTTACGACTTGTTTTTCTAGTATCGTAACTTCTTCTATCTATATTGTTATCTGAATTTAAGTAATCTACTACTGAATCACATCTATTACACATATCTACCACCATATCCTTAGTAGTTGTATCATTAAGTAGATAAACCCAAATGCTATTAAAAATTCACCTAGACATTCTATCTTATCTATTAAAGAATCCATAAATCTATCTAGTTTGCTATAATGTTTCATCTATATCACCATTGTAATCAACACCTTCTACTTTTCTAGGTGTAGAAAAGGTGTTTAGTCTTATTGCATATTCTATAGCATCTTTTCTATCTCTAGCTTTGAATCTAGTACCATCTAATAGCTCATACCAGTTGTAGTTAGAAAATTGCTTACTTTTGTTTTTAGGCATACTTGTCTCCTTTTACGAGTTGTTAATTACCTATTACGGCTTGTTATCTATTAATAAATCTTCTACTAGTCTTACACTCCTCTACTACTACTACTAGCATATCTAGTTCTATCGTGGGCTCTCATATCTATCTTTTTAGTTCTTCTACTGTGATAAGGTGTATTACCCATTCTTCTACGAGTGCTAATAACTAGCTTGGCTTGACGTTCTACTGCTTCTTCTATCTCTTCTTGTTTTAGAGTTGTAGCAATAGATATTTTCTTATAGGTAGCATTACTATTCATATCGTGTACGTTTACTATTTTATTACTCTTATAAGCATCTACTCTGAATATTTCTACTAGCTTCCATACGTTAAGCATGGAGTTAATACAATTATCTAATAGAACAGGCTTAGCTAGAGACTTGTCACGTAACTCTAAAGAATAACTACTACTACTATCTTTCTTAGAGATAAATATATCTACTACACCTTTTGTACTATATCTGTACTCGTCTAGTGGTGTAGGCGATTGCATATCTACTATCATATTGTTATTATTCATTTAGTACCTACTATTTAACTTTCTACAAAATTCGTATCTACTATATAATACAATAGAAACGAAGTTAATAGATGAGTTTATAGTGAACGAAGGGAATATTTCTACTCCCCCCGTTCTATTAGTGCCGTTCTATTTGCTTATGTTTATACTTATTTTATTTACTAAGTCGGTCGGCTCTCCTGTTTCATCATCTATTGGCATATTATTCTGCCATTCTTCCTTATCTACTTCAAACTGTTCTAAACAGGCATCCCATTTCTCAAGAAAGCTATTAGGTGCAAATTGTAGCTTACCGATTCTCTTTGTTGCTACTCCTAGTACACTTGCAATAGAATCTGCAATGTCTTTTCCTTGCCCATCTACTAATAGTCTATATTGTTTAGCTGTTAGTTTCTTACTCATTGTATCTATTATCCTTTTCGCTCTACTAAACTCATATTTCTACTAAAATGAGCGTTTTGAGCGTTTGGTTGTTTTTTATAGTATTTCATGCCCGAATATACGACTGCCAAAAAAAAATAAAAATATTGTTTATTAACTTTATTTGTTGTAAATTCCAGCTTTTTCGGTGATAATGAGACTCATTCTCAATAAGCGTGGGTTAATGCAAGTGAGATTCAGTCGCAATAAGGATACTAGGTGGCTACTGCAAATGAGACTCATTCTCATTCCAGGGATTTTACTGACGTATAGGTAAGACAACTGACGTAAACGTAAGGTAACTTACTAAAAAGTCACTTTTTCAACGTAAACGTC